TTCTCGGAAATCCTCCTTCTTTACGACCTCACGTTCCAGCACGTCAAACTCTTTTCTGGTCACGGTGTTGATCTCCAGCGTTGCAATGCGAGTGAAAATGAGCCGAACGCCGGTCGCAATGCCGCCAAGCAGGGCCAAAACTGCGGACCACACCGTAGAGTCTTCGATTTGCATTGGCCGGTCCTTGTCGGTCATGGGGTTAATGTGGGGGTTACCGTTGCGCTTCCGGCTCTGGGTCAATTGTGGAAAACGCCGCAATGACCGCCTGCGGAGATGCTTTGGGGGATGACAGAGTACGCAGCGCCTTGCGCCCCTCGTCAGAGGCCATAGCATTAACAATGCGATTCATGCCGATGCGCTTACCCGCCAGTGTCACGGCACGACCAATGGCACCCGTTGCAAGTGCGCTGAAGCCTCCGGTAACGCCAGCCCGCACGGTATCGCCCATTGCCTGCGAGACTTCCATGTTCTGGCGCATAACTTCGGTGTTGCTGAAATTTGTTCCGGTGCGGTCGCCTTGGCGCAACATGGCCGAGGCTGTGTCGCGGATATCCTTGATCTCTTTGGGCGTGAACCCGTAGCTTTCCAGATTCTTATCAAAGCTGACTTTCTGACTTCCGAGCGCCGTAATAAAGCGGTTGAACGATATCGGAACCTGTGACGAGCCCTTGGCACTCGGCGGAATCGCTGCCGCTTGGTCGAGCGCATCCCGTAGCACTTGTGCGCGAATATCCTGCGCAAGCTGCGGATTCCATTTGCTGATAATGTCCACGGAGTTGCGGCGAACACTCGGATGCATGCCGGAAATACGCTGCATGATCTGCTCGCCTGACGCGGTATTGACCTTGGTTCCGGTCATCGCGGCATCAACTAAATCGTCGCCCACCATCTTGCCGAGAGCGGACTTTTCTAGGAACTCGATGCTTTGTGAGGCGCGTTTGTAGTTGGAATTCGCCTGTGACAATGCTTGCTTGAGCGGTCCATTAACCGTATCGGCGGCGTTGTCGAAATCCTCGTTTATCGCCCGGAACAGACGAGAGGAAAGCCCGCGCTGTAAATTCGGCGCGATGTCTTCAAACACATTTGCCGCACCACGAGACGCTTGACCGTAAAAGCTGCGGGTCTTCAACGCCTCGTCGATTGTGTTATCCAGCGTCCCTGATACGGTCGGGCTACCATACAGTTTGATCCCGTTGCCCGCAGGCGTTTGGATGGTCCGTGTGGGCGTCCCCTGCTCAATGACGCCCGTCACCCGGTTAAGCGCCGCACGAGCCTGCGCAACGACCTTCTCAGCATCAGAGCCTGCGACGTTGCTATAGTCGTCAATGATCTTGCCCAACTCGTCCGCAAACGATTGCAGGCGAATCACCTTGCCATCGCCAGCAATATCACGCACAGCGGAATAGTCCCGGTCTGCCACGGAGCGCCGCATGTCGTCCAGTTTGCGCGCAGCCGATTGAACCGTTCCGAGTATGCGATTGCCCAGCGTCTCCGGGTCGCCCTTGTTCTTGCTGATCTGGTCCGCAAGAGTGTTGACCCGGTTGATGGCTTGGTTAGCAATCTTGATATCTACGTCTTGCACGCGATCCGCAGTCGGAGAGTATTGCCGCGCAGTGTTCTCCATCGCAGTCATCATGCGATTCCCGGTACGGGCTCCGGGCGTCAGTTCTATCCCGGTCTCCTGCGCCAGTCGCTCACCTTCCCGCGCAAACGGAGTCGCAGCAGACTTCTCCATGCTGCGCTTCAGCACTGCCTGCGGCCCCATGTTGACCGCTGCCTGCGCCGCCATTGGAGCGGCGACACCCGCAATCAACCCAGCCGCAAGTTGCGACCCAGGCCCGCCCCCGGATTCGCGTGTAATCCCGGATGCTCCACTCGCCGCTGCTGTAGAAAGTGTCTGTGCCGGGAGATTGGAGTACAGCGCCCTTGCAACCGTATCGGTTACAGACCCGGCAGCAGCACCGCGCCCAACCATCTGCGCAGCACCAGCCATGCCGCCCATACCGGCAAGGCTTCCCGCCACATCCTGCGCGACACGTTCTGTCGGCGTCTCAGGCGATGGGAACACCTTGTTCAGCAGGTTATCGAGCCCTTGAGATGTACGCCCCGGCTGACCGGCAAGGCCAAAGATTGCATCGCCCACCATTGTGCCGAGACCGCCAAGGCTTAATGCAGCCTTCGCAGGCGCCCGAAGACTCAGCCCAACCTGTCGACCTACGTCCTCTGCAAACGAACGCTCTTTAGGCGCCTTCCATTGAGTCTTGGCATACTCTAGGACTTGCGACTCTGTTGCGTTATCTGGCGCCGTAACTTCCCACGAGGAACCATCGGGCGCTTTGACCTCAAAGGTCGCCATAGCTACTTCCTCTTAATGCTCCACTGACCCGCAGGCGTATCCCCGGTCGGGGCTGGGACATCCGCATTCCCCATGTCCATGAAGATTTCGTTCACGGGAAGCCCCTGCCGCTCAGCCGCAGTGCGGTACATCTGCGAGGCAGAGTCGTATCCTCGCTTGAGTTCGCCAACGCGAGAGTTCAGCATGCCAAGCAGTTGATTCCGCATCGTCGGCGTCAACCGTCCGCCGCCCATCACGCCAGATATCTGCCCCTTGAATCGCTCAAGCGGAGATCCGCTCTTGATAACGAGGTTCATTTCGCCCTCGCGCACCACCGATTCCGGGTCAAGCACTTTGCCGACTGCGTAGATGAAGTCCAAGTCTCCCGCAGGCGTGTTAGCCGCGTTCTGCACGGACTGGAGGATCGGAACGACGGTGCGGTACTTTTCCACTTGCGGCAGTGCGTTGAACTCTTTGCGCAGCGTCTGCGTTTTGCTGTCTTTACGCTCTGCGGCTTTGTCCTGTGACGCGTTCGCCACGAGCCCGGCAGTCATTTGCCGCAGTTCCCGCTGACCGTCCAGCCTCATCTGCACTAGCTCGCGCTGGAAGTCCTGCCGCTGCTGTTCGCTCAACTGACGATCCGACAGGCGCATCTGCAATTCCTGCATGCGCTGCTCGCGCCCCATCCTAGCTTCCTGCAATCGCCCTTGCTGGTTCAGCAGCGTTTCTGGGGAAACGTACCCACGCGCAGCAGCCTCGGAGACAAGCCGGTTAAGGTCAAGCGATCCGCCCTGGTTGGCGCCCAAGATCTGGCTTACGCCGCCCTCGTCCATGCCGCCCGTCACACCACGGCCCGGCGTCTGCGGCTGTGTCAGGATGCCCATCTGCTGAAGGTTTGTCGGAGAGAAGAATGCCGATTTCTCCCTCGCCTGTTGCGCCGCCACTTGTCGCTGCTCTGCCTGCGCCGCGTTCTCTGCGATCTGCGCCCGCATGGCCTCCTGCCGCAACGGAGCCAGTGCCGCCTCTTGCTGCGCAGCCTCATCCTGCCGCACCGCCTGCAACACCGACATCAGCCCTTGCAAGTTCTGCATGCCGCGTTGTTGCCGCGCTTGCTGCATTCCGACATACCCGGCCAATCCGGGCGGAAGTACGTCACCGAGTGCCATAGATCACCTATGCGAGGCTGTAGCCGCCAAGGCTATTGCGGTTCCTGAGAAGGTTCATGAGTTGCGCGGTGTAGTCCGGCGTGTTGTCCGTGAGCGAACCGATACCTGCGCCAAGTGCATTCGCCACGCCACCTTGCGCCGATATCGCATTCGTACCAAGCGACGGCACCGCACCAAGCCCAAGTTGCCCCGCGCTCGACAGTTGGTTAAATCGTTGATTGAATGCATCCAGACTTCCGCGCGTGGTGTAGTCCTGCATGCTTTGCAACGCGGTTGGATTCAGTATCGGATTGCCAACCTTAGCCGAGAGGCTGCGCGCCATCGCATCCGATCCCTGCTGCAACGCGCCCTGGAACATGGGCGACGAGTAGAAAGACGACGGATTGCTGTTGAGATTAGCCAGTTCGGCTCGGTACGGGGCGCCGAGCGCCAGTTGCTGGTTGTATAGGTTCTCAGCAGACTTTGATTGCTGGTTGGCGCCGTACAGTCCGAGCAGACCGCTCAGGGCGTCTCCGGTTAGGCCCAGAGTGCTGGGGTCAATGTCGATGCCGAATTGATCTTTGAGCAACTTTGAAAGAGCAGCGGCATTCGACGCGCTTGGAACGGATGGCGTCACAGGCGGCGTAACGCTTGTGGTCGGCGTATTCGTCGTCAGGTTAGGCGCAACCCCACCTGTTTGCTGCACGCTAGACGAGCCATCCGGATACATCGTCGTCGGCAGGCCACTCACCGGGTTGTTCATGGTGTACGGCGTATTGCTCATGATCGCATCCAGCCCACCCGGAGGCAGGCCCAACGATCCGCCCGTCTGCCCGAGCGTAGGCATCGTGACGCCGCTGCCCGTGGTCGCAGCGTTGATGCTGTCCGTGATCGACGGAACGCCGCCGTTGATTAGGTCGGTAAAGGTGACCGGAGCCGCCCCGCCGCCACTGTTGAGCACGGACGCCACGCCCGACGCAGCCCCTGCCGCCTGATACAGCGGGTTCTGCGTTACCTGCTGGATCATCTCCGTGATAGAAGGCGTCGTCGGCGGGGTAACGGTCGGCGTAGTAGCAGGCGCCGTCGTCGGCTGCTGCGCCATGCTTTCAAGCGTCGGCGTTGCGTCCTGAATAAACGGATTCTGCTGCGCCATGCTTTCAAGCGTCGGCGTTGCGTCCTGAATAAACGGATTCTGCTGCGCCGGGATGTCGATATTCTGCGTAAACGATCCGGTCGAAGGAATCGTGTTCGTCGGCGTCAACGTGGACAATTCCGGCGCCAGTCCGCCGATCTGAGTCGTCAGCACCTCCCCGGTCGGGGCCAGCGTAAGCGGCATGCCCGCAACCGTAGTAGCCAGCGGAGCGCCCGCCATCAGTGCTTCAACCCCGCCCGCAGGCAGCACGCTACCAAGGCCGCTCAGTGCGTTTACCGGCGTCGTAGTCAGTGTCCCGGTATTGAGAAGCGAAGGCGCTAGCTCCGTGCCAAACTGCGTCGGCACGGTGTTTAGGAACGATTCCAGCCCGGTCGTCGCACCGCCAGTTGCCCCGGCAATCGCACTCGCCCCCATCATGGACGCAGCAATGGGCGCCGCAAATGCGCTCAGCACAAACGGCAGCGCCCCAAGCTGCTGCATCAGCGTTTCCTGATCCACCGACTTAAAATCGCCCTGCATCAAATCCGGACGATAGGTGAACTGCCCGTTATCAGCCTGAATCGCCGCACGCGGATCTGCGAAATACTGATCCGCAGTCATGCCGGTCACGCCTTCGTAAGCACCCGGCTGATTCAGTTGCGTGATGACGGACGATACCTGCGCGGGCGTCAGTTGCTCACCGACCGCTAGATTCTTTGCGTCCCCAGCGAATCCGGCAGGCAGGTTCGCGGCAAACTGTTCCGCAATCTGCGGTGAGTAGCCCAGCATCTCGCGCTCTTTAATGCGCGACTCCATGTGCTGATCGTCGTCGCCACGACCACCACTGACGACAGCACGGTACGGCAGGATCGGATTGCCTTCGTTGTCCTCGCCGCCGCCAGTAGGCTCGACCAGCACTCGGCCCGTTACGTTGCCGTCTTCGTCTGTCTCGTCCGCCCACCAGTTACCGCGAGCGTCTTGTGTAGCAGTCCGAAATCCACGTGCTTTAGCCATAGCTACACCTCAAACCAACCAGCAAAGATGAAATCGTTCCCGCTTGCTACTTGCGCAGGCGGATAGAAACGCGAGTTCGCTACGTCGATGTGCCCCGTACCAACTGCGACGTTGGTCGTATCATTAGTCATCACACCAGCACCGCCAAGGCCAGCCGCAGTCAGCGGCAGCGCGATGTAGTCCGTTCCCGCCGTAGTCGCAAGGCTTGTCCCGGTGGATTTCACTTGAAAGAAGCACTGGCGTCCGACCACCCGAAAGCGTCCCGTTACCGTTAGGCTGGTCGCGGTCGTGAAGCTGTACGTCGGCGTCCAAGTCGTCCATCGGTCAATTCCTGCGAGATCCCTATACGCGAACGATTCCGGTCTGACGTTGATAAAGCGTTCGTCTATCACAGCGTCAGCACCTCGTAATCAATCTCCAGCGCCTCAAGTCGAACGATACGGTCGGCACCAGCCTCTACAGGCACCGACACCTTGAACGCACGTCTGCGAAACTCATCTGCTCGACGGAGTTGCGGGTTAGCCGACGCCATGTCAATCGTCCGCGCCGTGCTGAAATTGGCGTAATCGTCATCGGACCAAGAAATGGACACAGGCATGGATACGGTCGCGCGGTCGCCAATTAGACGAATCGCGAGCATCCTCTTTTTGAGCCCTGTCCCGGCATCCACTGGCATTGTCTGAATCTCGCGCGCTACTGACGTTGAGCCAGTGACATATATCGTTGTCTGAGAACTGCCGACATAAAAGCAGCGCGCCCCAAACCCGCCATAGCTGGACGTAGCATCGCTTTTTGTCATTGCGACCGAGAGCGACCAATGTAGCCACTGCCCGGTAGACAAGTCGTACACATACTGGAGCGGACTCGAGCCCGGCAGTTGCAATGCAAGATACGGCTTGCCCCAAGAATGCAGGACGTTGAGCCTGCACGTTAAAAAATTCACCAGAGAAAACGTAGCGTCAATCTCCGGAGTCGATATCTTTTGCGTTGACCCATTCGTGAGCATGTAAACGCCGGTCTGACCGGTCGTGGTTCCCACCCAGCAAATGCTGTCGCCAATGGCGACCATCGCATGCTCGTTTGCGCAGCCGATACGCATTGCCATACTTTGCACACGAGACAGTACCGACCCCGTAGCGTTTCCGCCGTTTACGAAAAATTCCGTGGATGTCTTGCTAAAAGCAACAATGTAATTCTTGTGGCGCATGACTCCGACGCCAGCATCGGGATATTCCTGCGCCGTGATTGACGACGTTGCACTCCAGCTCGATAAGCTGTTCACGTCCGAATGCCATACTTGGCCGTTCGTACACATGATGAAAGCGTAGCCGTCCATCATGGCGAAGTTCCCAGTGATGGTTAGCGGCGTCCCTTGCTTCGGCGGAAAGTCTCCATCCGTGATCTCAGTAAGTGCGCCGCCCTCCGGGTAGAAGTATCCTCGATTGTCCGTCGTCACAAAGGTTGCATTCGCCACGCCAGACAGCGTCGTTTCTTCCATGTGCTCGCACACGCCAGTCACGGCCCCAAGCGACGTGTCATTTAGGAAGATTTCGCTATTGGTATTGCCAAACGCCGAGAGCAGATAAGTCGAGCTCCCGTAGCCGCGCCAGTGCCTGACCGCTGTGCCAGCCCCGGATGAGGTCGTGGGAATGTTCGTCGTTTCAAAATCTTGTCTGCCCGCCGTCCACACGGACATCTTGTCGCTGAGAGGATTTTTCGTAACCTGAAACACGCAATCTTTGAAATGCTGATCCTTCTGTGGGGAAAAATAAAACCGCGTGACGTAGTGATCTCGCCCCGTCATTGATCCGTACAGAGGAATGCGCAGCGTAGGCATTACAGGCTCCCGGCCTCGTTCTTGAACGCAAGGATCTTTGCGTCGCGGTCTGCACGTAGCGCGACAAGGTCTACATTAATTTCTGCAATTCGCGCGGTGGCCTTCTGCTTCTCGGCCACAAGCGCCTCTATGGTGTCATCTACCTCGCGCAAGGCTGCTGCTGCCGCGATTGCTGTCTTGACGCTCATACTAGAAGATCATCCATCATCAAAGACCAAATGCGTTGGACAAGTGGGGGCGGTAATGTGGCCAAGAGACCTTTTGAACAATTTTGTAGATATTTGACTTTGACGTACCAAGCGCATTTGCAATGTCTTGAACAGGCAGTGCGTCCTTGACCAGCAACGCTCGCGCCACAGAGATTTCGCTCAAATCAGAACGCGGATGATAATCACCCTTTATCCTACTGAAGTAGGCTCGGTTCTTATGCATCGCATCGCGTTGATTGTCGCTTGCAGTTCCCACGCGAAGATGCTCTGGATTTACGCATTTTCGGTTATCGCATGAATGCATAATCACCATGCCTTCTGGCACATCACCATGTGCAAGAACGTAAGACAGTTTGTGCGCAGACATCGACTTTTTCTTGAGCGCTACGTAGAGTCGTCCGTACCCATTGTTGTTGACGTATCCACGCCACCACCAACAAGAATCGGTCTTTTCTACTCGAGCCCAGAATGATTCTTCAATGGGCTTTGGTTTTGGTCCTTTGCTCATTTCGGCTCGTATACGTTAGTGGTTCGATGCAACTCATCGAACCAGATTTGGCAGTGGTCGGCATCCTCGTACGCACTGATTGCCGGAATTCCCAGGGTCCAGTGGTAGAGCTTTGCCGTCTCGTTATGAGGCTGCTCGTCGCACAACCAGTTCCACTCTAGTGGTATGGAACCGATGCGCCGTTCATCCTTGATCCACTCAAACCGATGCAAGTGCTGGCTTGACGCCTTTGCAACGTAGTCAGGCGTTAACGCTTCGTTTGCCGGATAGCTGCAATTCCAAAGGACGACACTGCTCCATTGCTTTTTCGGGTAATCCTTGTTCGGCTGCCCCCAATACTTGACCGGGTGTTTCGTCTTGTAGTCGTGTTTGCATACCGCTACGTCGCAATCGTTCGGCAGGTATTGGAACAGTTTGGCAACGTCATCCATCAGCACCATATCGCCGTCAATGAATAGTGCTTGCCCCTTGTAGCCACAGAGATAAGGCACGAGAAAGCGACTATGCACGAATGCATTCGTGCCTTCGTGCGTTTCCTCGTAGAACCCGGCGAGCGTATTCAACGCGAGCGGCGTAATGCTCACCGGCACGGAGGCATGGCGAATGATGCTGTGCACACAAACGTGAAAAGCCACAGCCTCACGAGGATCAAAACCAACGAAGACGCGCAGCGGCTGCATCAACCGACTTTCTTGCCCTTACCCTTGCCGCCAGTCTTACCCGGTGCCTTCTTGCCCTTACCAAACATGACGACTCCTTAGCCCGGTCGAATCGAGAGGTTCCCACCGAAGCGCGACCGATTCGCTTCGTTAGTCATCAGTTCCTTCACCAAACGATACTTGGCCTCCCACAACGTCATGCGCGGGTCACGGCCCAGCAGCGGCTCGGATTCCAACAGAGAGGCATACAGGTACAGGTCAGGATTCGACGTAACCAGCGTAGGCGAGGATGTCGCGTCAATCGCCACCAGCCGCTTGAAATACGTGCCCTTGACGGTGTAGTTGCTATCCGGGTACGGCCCGAAAATGAAGTTGTTGCCATCCCGCGCCATGACGACCGGCACACCCTCTGCGGTCCTGCTCGGGTATCGTCCGTAGATGTACGCAGGCGGCACCATCTGCACGTACTGAACCGGGTTCGTGTCGATGTATACGAACTTCATCTCTACGAAATCGGACGGCACGGTAATCACGCCGCTGGAGATGGTCGAACTCAGAGACGTTTCCATCTCCGGTACGCGCACCTCGCGGAAGATGCGCTTCTCGGCATTTGTGATGATGTCCGAGACGACAGCAGAAATGTCGGCAGTGGAACTATCAAGCCACTGCGGCAATGCGGCTGCGAGACTCGTGTAGTTCGTGATTGCCATTGACCAGCGTCCTTACCTGTACCGCCGCTTCATTGATCGGGTCCAGCCAATCGTTGGCCCGCTTCTGCCGGATAAGCTTCACCGACTTGTACCAAGGCACGGAATCGCCCGTGAGCCCGTAAAACCAGCGCGGATGCTTAGGCGTTAACACTAATGCCGGAACACACAAAGCGCCAGAGAGATGTATGACAGCCGTCGTGACGGACACCACGATATCCAGTTCCGCCACCAGTGCCGCCGTTTCGTCGTAATCCACCGCTTCCGCCGCCCTCGGCCAGTGGTGGACCTTGATGCCGTGAGATTCCTCCAGCGCCTCAATTTCGGCGCTCGGATCACGGTATTGCAGCGAGATAAAGGTAGCGTTCTGCCGCAGCAAGGGCAGGAGGGATTCCAGAGAGACGGAGCGCCGTGACTTGCCGGTGCGGTTGCTGCCACCCTGCCACGCAATCCCGATCTTTGGCTTATCGCCTAGCGAGTCCAGCAGCGCCCGCCATTGCAGGCGCCGTTCCGGGTCTGCCACGAGATACGGCGTGCCGGGGAAGTCCTCGGCCTTGGTCCGGTAGTATTTCGGCAGGGAGCCAAACGCCACCCGGCCTTCCGGATGGTGCTTATCCGCCCAATCGATCACGCCCTTGAACCGGGTGCCGTAGACGTTGGCCTTGGGAAACGAGCGACGGAACAGGCCCGCCAGACGGGCGTCACACTCGATCACCGTCTCGGAGCAGTCGCGGGTCAAATCCGGGATACAAGAGGCAAACGAAATCTCGTCGCCTAGCCCTTGCTCGCCGTATGCCACGACGCATTTGCCCTTAGCGCCGTCCCAGCGCGGCTCGTCACCGTAGACCCGCTCGTTTCGATCACGGTCATAGCCCACCGTGGCCTCGTAGTTCTCCCAGGCATGCGCCCAGTCTTGGTTCATAAGCTGCGCCATGCCCATCGTGAACTTTGGCGTCTTGAACCCGGGCGATACCTTCAGCGCGTCTTGCGTGTAGCGGATGGCAAGATCCGGCTCGCAGCGGTGCAGATGGATTAGGCCGAGATTCGCCATCGCCGACGAGTCTTCCGGTTCAAGCTTCAGCGCACGTTTGAAGCACCGTTCGGCCTCGTCCAGCATGTTGCACTCTTGGTAGCACCGACCCAGGTTGTTCCAGCCCGCCGCCGCGTTCGGTTGCAGCCGCAGGAACTGCATATACATCGTGTGCGCAAGACCGATCTTGCCGGAATCGATCAAGCAGTGGCCGATCAAGAATATTGCCTCGGGAATGTCTAGCTTCTCGTTCAGGATCTCATTGCATAGACGCATGCACTCGTCCAGCCGTCCTTGACTGCGTAGCCATGCCGCCTCGCCTATCCGGTCCTTTAGATTCACGGGACAATAATTCCTTTGAATGAGTTTTTCGTGTGGTATTTCGCGGTCGTCTTCAGGTACGCATACTGCGGGTCATTCAACTTGCGGAAGATTTGCGGCCATGCGTTGTCGTCGTAAACGTCCAAGCCTTCTTCCACCAGCCACTTCATCTGCAATCCAACCGGGATCGAGGCATACTTCCACATCTCGTTCTTGATCCCGAACTTGGTCATTTCCTCGTCGTTCGCTTGAGCTTTGTTAGCCTCCAGCAACGGTTCCACGTCTTGCTCGTATTCAAGCGTCGTCTCGTCCGTCAGTTCGTTGTAGTCGAAATAGACGGACATGCCGGTTGTTGCGTCGTAGGAAAATAGTTCTCGGCTCATATGTGAACCGGGGGCCGAAGCCCCCGGAGTCTCCTTACTAGGCCGTGGTCAAATCAACGATTTTCCCGCTTGCCAGTTCGTTGCGGCACTCAAGCGTGTATTCCACGATGAGTTGCTTTTTCTCCGCGTCGCCGGTCTTGGCGATATCGGCTGTCTCAAACTTGCGCAGGTACGACACTGCCCAGTAGTCCATGTCGAGCACGAGCGCCGTGCGGTCCCGCTGGAAGCGGTTAGGCACGATGCGATGCTCGCCAAAGTCAGACACGTACACGTCAGCAGCGCCGACGATGCGAGTGCCCTGAGAAGTGCTCGACGCCTCACGGTACAGCGTCGCAATGCCCGCAAAGCCCGAGACTTGGGTCTTGTTGAACGGGCCGGTCATGATGACGGAGGGAGATCCGCCCTGCGTCCAGCACTCACGAATGATTGCCTTCAGCGCGCTCACGACGAACGTACCTGCCACGGTCGAGTCGGTCGGGGCAGTCACAAGGCCGGTGGAGGTCACATAGCCCGGCGTGGTTTGCGCCGTGCCAGTGCCCAAACTGGTCTTGTTGATCGACAGCCACGCCTCGACTGCCGCGAGTTGGCGGGCCGTACCCGTGCCACCAGCGGAAGAACCGTGATTCTGGGTCAGCACAGATTCCATGTCGCGCTTCAGTTCCTGGCTGCGCTTCATGAGTTGGTACGCCATCTCGCGCTTGCGACCAGCATTGTTGACGGCGTTCTGCGTGCCGGAAACCACCGCGTACTTCGTGGAGATCTGAAGGTAATTCTTCAGGCGGGTGGTCGGGGTGCTGGTGCCGTTCGCCGCGTCGTCACCTTCGATTGCCGCGTTCGCCGTGCTAGCCGCCGCGAGCGAGTCACGCTGCCACTCGTGCAGGGTGGCCGAAGACGACGTGCGCTTGCACATCGTCATGAACGGCGTTTCGGTCGGAGTGATATCGTAGATTGCGTCTGCGAGATCTTCGCGGGTGCCGATGCTTTGATACGTTTGAAACGTTCCGGTCGGGACTGCCATGTTAGTTCACCTTAAAGCATTGCCTCAAAGATGCTCAAAGCGTCTTCGGGCTTTCCGCTCTTGCGGAGTTTTTGTCGTGCCTCTTGGAGTTTGTTGCTCGGCTTGGTGGGTTGTCCGGGTTTCAGCGTCTTGGTGACGACCGCAACCTTTTTCTCCACCTCGGGGCGCTTGGACTCCACGGTTTTCCGCTCTGCCAGAGCGTGCGCCATCTTGATGATGCGATGGTCGTTCAACTCTGCCGCTTCTTCCCGCGTATATCCAAACTCCACAGCCACATCCATGAGACGTTTTGCTACAGTCGGCCCAAAGTCCGGAATGTCACGCTCTAGAATCTCGCGCGACTTGGCCCACTTCTCAGCAGCGTTTTTCTTGTCGTGTTCTTCACGCTGACGAGCGGCGGTTTCCGTTTCACCCTTGATCGTCTGTAGGAGTTCGTTCAGTTGTCTGGCCCGATTGGACACCCGCACGTACTCAAAAAGGTCTTCGGTCGCCAGTTTGTTGAGGTCTTTGCCCGCCAATTCCTCTGCCACGGTCTTGAGGACAACGCCCTGCAACTCAGCGAGACGTTTTGTGTAGGACTCAGTAACCTCTTGCGCCTGCTTGGCGAGCACCTTCGGCAGTTCTTCCCGCTGCCGCGCAAGTTCCTGGGTCTTTTTCCGATAGTCCCGCTCGCGCAAATAGCCCTGCTGCAACTCTTTCAGCGAGAGTTTTTGCGCTACCTTCTTCCCGGTGTCGTCCGGGATTTCCTGCTCGAAAAGCGGCTCATCCGGATCAATCTCGATGGTCTCCACCTCTGCGGGCTGCTCATCCGCTGCGGATTCCACCTCGGGCTGCTGCTGTTCCGGCTGCTCCGCTGGAGGCGCTTCGGCCCCTTTCACCTCAGCGGCTCCCTGTGCCGGGTTGGCCTGTGGGTTAACAGGTTCCGCATCCGCCTGCATGAATGCAGACACGACGCGTTCTTCGACCGACTGCGACTCAGCCATGCTTAGTTAACTCCGAAAAGTTTGAACTTCCGCTTCTGTTCAAGCTGGATACCGGCCAGCTTTCCGGTTTCGATGTACCCGCGCAGGATGTTTTGCACCTTGCGGTTACACACGAACATCATGTGCAGTTTCTGCACCTCATCCGGCGCATGCACGATCTCTTTTGCCGTCAGAATCTCGCGCTCGACAGCCGCGAACGCATCTTTCAGCATGTCGTTATTCAGCAGTTCACGCGCTCGATCTGCACGGGCGGTTTCCTGCATGCGCTTCTGTTCGTCTAAATCAGCCAAAGCAATTCCTCGTCTTCATCCGGCAACGCTATAGGAATGTCCGGAACAGAGATAACCGGCCCGGTAAGTTCGCGGACGTATGACACCGGAACGTCTGCCGAGACCGCTTGCAACGCTTGGACTTCTGGCAGCGGAATGCGCCGCTTGCGTGGCTTTGCAACAACGACTTCTTCTGCGGGTTCGTCTTGCGGGTCGTCCCACGGCAAACGTGGTGCGCGACGGAGAAAACGGGCAGAGGGCGCTTTTTTTTTTACGCCACCGGCTTGAGCCGTCTCAACAACGCCCGCGCTTGCCTCCACCGTAGGTGCCAATGCACTGACTACGATATCGACAACCGGAACATTGATCGTCGCCCCGGTGCCTGCACTTGCAGAGACCGTCGGCGCCAGCGCCGCAATGACGACATCTACCGCAGGCACCGCTATCGACTTACCTGCCGATACGGACGGCGCCGCCGCTGCTACATCAATGTTCGCCGCCGGAATAGCAACCGATTTACCAGTGCTAACCGCAGGAGCGACGCCCGCGATTGCAATATTGATTGCAGGAACGGAGACCGATTTACCTGCGGCAACGCTAGGCGCAACCCCTGCAATGGTAATCGCCGCAGC